CTACACGACGCTCTTCCGATCTTTCTCTTTTGGTGTTTGCATAAATAGCCATTCTTTTTTAATCACGATCCACAGTTTATTGTTTCATATTCATTTTTTGGTTTCTTCCAATTAAAAGACTTTAATACTATACTTGCTCTTTCATCATATTGTTTTTTTTGTTCTTCATCTAAATCTCTATATTCTATTTCATTATCTGTAAGATTTGAATATATTTTTTTTTCATATTTATTTATTTTTTCTAATGCTTTTTTGTAATCTTTTTGAACAGTTAATAGTTTAGAAAGTTCTGAGTATTCAAAATGCTTTGGTATAATAAAATGACTTTCAAGTTTATCAAAATAATCAAATGATGCTTTTTTGTATATATCAAATTGTCTTACTGCGTGTATTGCTGTTGCGTGATCATAAGAATTTATCTCTGATTGTTTACGCATAAAAATTGCTATTGCGTGATATGTCATTTTAAACTTCTTTCTTAATATATAACAAAAAAAAGCACGATGTTCTATTACTACTCGTACCCTAGTTTTTTTATATACATCTACATCAGTTTTTTCTAACAATAACTTATATGCTTGTATTGGTGTTTTAATTAGTTTTATGCTATCCATTGCTTTGTAGTTTTTGTATGTATAAAGCTGCATCCATTAGTTCTTCTTTTAGGTGCTGCAAAAAATCATCTTTGTTATTGTCTTGTAGTGTTGTTTTGTATTTATCTATACCTACACAACTTCTTATGTCAAATTCTCTTTTTAAATCTTCTACTATTTTATCTTTCATTGTTATATCCTTTTATAAATTCTATCTATAAATTCTGAAAAATCATCTCTACCATTGCAATTTTTATCTTCATTATTTCTAATTGCTAATTTTAATCTGGCTTCAAGTTTTACAAAATCAACATCTTTTAACTCTTTAAATTTTCTATTAAATGCCCAGTTTCTTAAACCTTGCAATGTAAATGCACCTTTCTTATAATCTTGTTTTAACATATAAGATATTTGTGCAAGTTTATCACTAAACTTTACATCTCTAAATTCAAGTTTACCCTCTCTAAATAATTCTTTGTTTTTAGAATAAAGATCAACTAAGAACCCACAAGGTAAGCCATCAAATATGTGGTTGTATGTATTCCATAAATAAGCATAATTACTAAAGTATTCAATATTATCTTTTCCAAACTTATACCAAGCATCTAAATAGTTTTCATCATTCCAAGTTTTCTGAACATTATTTAATTTTGCTACATCCTTAATAACCTCATCTTTTGTGTTGTATTTTTTTACAATACACATAACTTTCTTGTGTTTTGCTGGTTCAGTTATTAATGCATTACACAAGTGCTGCCCATCTACAATAACATATTTTCTTTTATCAAATTCTGATATATCACCAATAATAGGTAATCTTAATATACCACATTGGTTTACACTTTCTAATATAGAGTTTGTATGTCTTTGGCTAATATCTCTATTAAATTCTAATAAATTCTTTTCTTTTAATAATTCTTTAATTTCATTAATTTTAAATTCTTTCATTTTGTTTTGTTTTTAAGTTAATATTTATTGTGTTCTTAATTTTAAAAGGTGGTAGCACTCAACATATTTTTGTCTTGCTTTACCTTTGTATTCTAGTTTAAATAATTCATATAGTTTTCTTGTGTATTGGTATTTTGTGTTGCAGTCTTTAAAATGCTTTTCTGCAAACTTCTTACCTTTACCCTTAAAGTAGTTTACATTGTCTGCTGTGTCACCCTCTATCATTTGTGCATAGAAATTAAACATAGCTTCTTCTTCTGATATATCCAAAACAACCTGGTGCTTGTAGTGATAGTTGTACATCAAGCAAGGGAATTGTTTATAGTCTTTGTCTATTGAAACAATCATTACTTCATCCCTACCTAAATCATCACTAATCTGCTTCCAGTACCTAGCAACCATATCATCTGTTTCTACACCGTAACCCCATATGCTATCATATTGTTCTTTTACAAATTGGTGCATCTCATTTAACAATGGTGGAAGTTCTTGTTTCTTTCTGTTGGCTTTGTAAACTGGTGTGATTAGTTTTCTAAAGTTACCCTTAGAACCACTAAAACATAATACTTTATCTATGGTGTATTTTTCTTCTAAGTCGTTCACAATCTTCATAAACTGTTGATCAAACTTATTTCTTGCATCAGCTATATCTGTGTAGTACTTTTCATCATCTGGTGTTTCTCTTTTACGATAGCAACTTGCAAAAATTAAACTATCTGCATCTACTAATAAAATCATACCAATGCTTCTTTAATCATTTCAAGGTGCATTTGCTGCATCTTCTTTTGTTCTCTAGTTACCATACCAATAATGCTTGGTAAATCTCTAAAAAGCTGGTCTACTTCCATTACAAGTGTTTTGTTATTGTAACCAATATACAACTCACCATCTGAACAATGTAAAGTTTCTGTTTCACCTATGTAAGTATGTGATTGTGCTTCTTCTAGTTGTGCTTCTAAAATCTTAATTCTTGTTTCTAATTTTTCTATTCTGTTATCTTGTCCCATTTGTCTATTGTTAAATTAAGTCTTAAATAATTTTTGTTCTTTGTTTCTTTTACTTGGTAATTAATTGATATGTCTGATATAGATGTATCAGCTTCTGTGTAGTATTCAATTTGTTTTCTTAGCTTTTCCCAAGCTGCATCATTTACTTTCATTCTATTTTGTTTTAGTTTATGCAATATAACTATAATAATGTTATTAACAAAATTGTGTATAACTAATTTGGTTCTATGTTTATATTTATTCTTACTGCTTCATTTTCTTTAAGCAAGTACACATCTTTTAAAAGTCTTTTCTTTGTCCACATTGTAGTATCTGGACAATACTTTTTTACTGGTGTTGGCATCTCTAAAGTATTTAGCCAATACATAAAATTTCCTTTAGGATCATTTACAAAGTATATCTTTACTACATCATCTAAAGCCATAAGAGCATCGTACTTTTCTTTTTCTAGCATTTTTTCTTGATAGTACTTATTGCGAAATTTCATCTCTATAACGCAATCAATACCTTTGCTAGTTTTTCCTTTTGCATCGTATCTTGAGTAACCCTCACCACACCATTCTAAATCCCAGCCATCAAGATTAAGAAGAAATACAACTGCCTTTTCTAAGTCATTAATTTTCTTTAACCCCATTGTTCCAAATTATATTAAGTTGTTTTATCCATAATTTAATTTTCTTTGGGTTGCAAGTGCAAGGTTTATGGTATTTATGGTTATAGTAAACACTATGCAAATGGCATATAAGTTCAAACTCATTAGGTTGTAGTGTGCTTTTTGGTTCAGACCGAAAGTTACTCCAGCTTTCAAAATCTTTTTTATTAAATTTTACCATCTATCTATTTTTATTTGGTTTAACTTTTTTCTTCTGTTGTTGCAGTCACATTTAGTACCTCTTAATTTATGGTATTTATCTACTAGGTATTTTATACCAGCATACTTAGTGATGTAATAAATAATGTTACCTAGTTTCATAATTGTTCTCTTTTAATATAATATGCTTTAGTGTATCCCATAACTTTACAATCCCAATCGTTTATCTTATTATAATCTACAAAATAAAATTCTGCATTTTCATTGTCTAAAAGATATATAAACCAATAGGTGTCTACTAAATTTAATCCTTTTTTATGACCATCTTCATTTACTAACAGATGTGCTTTTGGAAAATGCTTTGTTGTTTTTACATCTACCCTTTTATTATTAATTAATAAATCAGCACCTTTAGGTGGATGTAATGATAATAGTTTTGCCATTTTGTAATCTATGTTTTTATTTGTCAAATAATCCATAGCTATTAATTCCCCAACCATACCATATATATCTATTTCTAAATTTATGTCACCCATTTGATATTTTGGGTTTTTTGCTCTTAACTCTGTATTAAGTACGTTTCTTGCATTACCAATTTCTTCTGCTATTTTCCAAAATGATTTAGGGTATTTGTATTCAATCATAATAATTTCTTTAGTTTGCTTTTTACTTTGTTATAGGTGTTGTAAAGTGAATAGTAATGTATTAAACTTTTCCTTGAAAATTCTGCAATGCTTTCACCCTCATTTATTATTTCAAATACTTTGCGGTCATACCAAAACATTTTAGATAGTTCTTCTTGTATTTTATCATATGGTTCCTGGTAGTTTACATCAGATGTTGTTAGGTGTATATCATCCATAGAAACCATTGTAATGTTTTTACCTTTTCTTTTTAAATCATAAAACAATGTTCTTAAAGTCTTAAAAATATAATAGTAGTTTATTTCTTTTTCATTATACATTATATCCAAACCCTTTGCAAGTTTAAGTTGTATCTTATAATACATTTCTTGTACAATATCTTCAGCAGTTTCTTGTTTGCAACCAAAGGATAAAACTATTTCTACCCACTCTTTATGCTTTGCAGCAACTATTATCATTGTTTTTTGTACCATATCTATTTTAACGGATCGTATAAATCACCAACTATTATTGGCAATCCTTTTTCATTTACTTCAAAGCTAAATGTATCAAAGCAATAACCTCTGCTTCTACCACACTTTACTGTAGTCCAATCTTTATTTACTGTGTTGGCTTCCAGACTTATAACTGTTTCTGCTTTCTTTTCTAATGCACTACCTAAATGACCAGTACCAAGTTTAGCACTACCAAAGTTTTGATGTATCACACAAATGATATGCACGTTTTGCTGTTGGCTTATTCTCATTAATGCACTTACTAATTCATTACTTTGTTCAATGTTGTTTACATCAGAACACAAATCTGCAATACCATCTAAGATGACCAGAGATGGTTCTGTTATTTTTTCCTTTAGGTAGTGTTCAATAAATTGTAAACGTTCTTTAAATCCAACTGTACGCAATGCAAAGGTGTGATATTTGTCTTTAGGTATGTTGCTGTCCATATCTAATGGTCTGCGAAATACTTTAGATGCGTGCCAGCTTCCTTGCTCAGTATCGATGTGAATTAAATCACCATCACCTCTATGTCCTTTAATTTGTCCACCATAAATATTAGTGCCACTTAAAAAAGCTGATGCCAATAATGATACAAAAAATGTTTTCCTAGTCTTTGGTGGTGCAGTAATTACTGAAAGATTGCCATAAGTTCCTAAAGCTATTGGTATAATGCTA